GTGCGCAGAGGTCCAAATGCCGGGCAGCAGTGACATCAGCAGCGCGTCGGCCTCCTGATCCGGCGAACCGAGGTGGATGCGCACGTTCGCGAACGAGTTGAAGCCCGCGTACTGGTAGTGCGCGGTGTAGATGAGCCCAGGGCGCATCTCCTCGGTGATGGTGACGACGTTGCCGTCGACGGTGAATCCGGTTACCTCCGTCACCCCTATGCCGCCAGGGAACATCCGCTCGATCTTGACCGAGTCCTTGCCATCCTTCGGCGTATGCGCGAGCGTCGTGGTCGTGCCCATGAGTACCTGATCCGCGCTCAACGTCGCCGCGACACCGTAGGGCGCCGTCGTGACCTGGCCGAGCTCGTTGATCTCGACCGGCTGGTCGTTGAAGTAGACCTGCAGCACGGCGTCAATCTCGTGCGCGGCGATGGCCACGCACATGATGAACAGCTCCTTGAACTGCCCCACGGACGTGCGGAAGAAGACGCATCCGCCCTTTCGCAGGTCGCCCAGCACAAGCTCCCGCGGCATCACCGTTGCTGGCACATTGGCCATGCGATCGACCTGCGAGGCCTCGAACTGCGCACGAGCAGCGCGCTCTGTCTTGCGCTTCTGGTAGCTGGAAAGGGCCAGCGTGCCAATGACGGTGATGGCGTAGGCAGCCACCGTGACGCCCACGGTGACCCCGGTTCCCAGCACGTAGCCAATGCCGTAGGCGATTGCTTGTGGCATCAGGCCCTCCAGGCCGCCAGTGCGGTGTTCATGCCCAGCACAGCGATGCCCGTCTCGCCGGGCGCGAGTGCGGTGGTGCCGTTGCAGATCGCCAGCATCTCGCGCCCTTCGTTCTCGACCAGCACCACGTCGCCGACGCTGGCGAAGGCCGGCAGGATAGAGTCGCCCAAGGCAGCACGCACGATCTCGCGCAGGCCGCCGCACTCATCGATCAGGCGCTGAGCCGCGATGGCGCTGTCATACCCCCGCAGCTCGCTCGCGTGGTCCTTGCCGGTCATGGCCAGCACCGCGTCGGCCGCGAAAAGGCAGCAGTCGTTCTGCCCCCAGGCGAACGGCATCGACGCGCGAGTCGCCACGAACTCCGCGAACCGGAGTTGCCAGTCGTACAGCCGCATCAGCGCGCCCCTGCGGTGGCTATGAACCACTGCTTCGTCGGCCATACCACCGGAGTGTTCGGGTTCGAGGTGATGTACTGGAATGCCAGGTCGCCCGGGTACAGGAACTGCTGGTCCGCGTCGCTGTAGGTCAGCGCGGTGCGGCTGAGCAGATCGACGGCGCTGGATTCGGCCGTGGCCGAGATGGTGCAGGTCTCGCCGTCTTCTCCGATGCTCATCGTGTCGAGCTTGCCCCTCCAGTCGATGGGCGCATCGAGCACGGCATAGGAACCCGGGTCGAGGATCGCCGTCCGGATCGTCAGCGGCGTGCCCTGCACGATGGCGGCGTCATCCATCGCCAGCGAGATGTTCTCCGCGGAGACGCCCGACAGCGTCAGCTGCAGGCCCTTCACCTCGCCCGGCGAGTCTTCGACCTCGCTCACGCTGCCAAGGCCGTAGGCGCCGCGGTACGTGACGCCCTCCCAAACGATGTCGATGTTCGAAGAATTAAGGGCCAACGTCAGGCCCGGGAACTGCATCAGCACCAACTGCACGAGCGCGACCTGCTGGCCAGCGATGACCGCCAGGGCGGAAGGATTCAGGTTCTTCACGTCACGGACTCCACGAAGTCGAGCGAGACCTCCGGCGCGTACCCAGGGATGTACTGAACCGCGGTCTTCGACGACTGACGAAACGGCGCGGTCGGCTTGTCCCACACCACAGGGGTCCCGGCCGGCGCCGCCAGACGAGAGCGGTTCACGAGGGGGACGTAAATCTGGCCGGCGCTGTCGGCGGTGCAGTCGGACGCCACCTGAAACAGCAGGCCAGCGCATCCGACCATGTCGCCCGCCAGGAGGGTCGCGCCCGGCGTGGTGGTCACGATCAGGTTCGGATCTGCACGGAACAGCGGAAGCGCCAGCACCGGCGCCCCGCGCATCGTTCCACGCGGAACCGGCCGTAGGTAGTGCCACAGCGCCACCGTGTTGGTAGATCCCCGTAGCGAGGCAATGAATGCTTCCACCCGTGCCGCATCGGGGTGCTTCCTGTTCGGCAGCGTCAGCGAGATCAGCCAGCGGTCGTTCAGCAGATCGACCACCTGCTCAGACCCGCCGAAGTTGGACGAGCTGACGCGCTGGTTCGTCTGCTGGCTCAGCGAGAACGAGCGCATGCAAAGACCCGCGGGCCATGCGATGAGAGTCACGAGAGAGAGCCCCCCATGCGCTGATTGCGAGCGATGGCAGCCGCAATGCGGCGCTCGGTGTTGACCTGAGATTCGCGCAGCATCGAGGCGGTGGCCACGTCGCCGACCGTGTTGTTGATGACCACCGACACAGGCGGCCCACCGCCGCCAAGCATGTGGTTCGGGATGACCTTGCCGGCGGTGTTGGGCACGAACAGCTCCGGGCCCCGCTCGCCCACCACCGAGACTTTGCCGATCGGAGGAGAGCCGCCATCGGCGAAGAAGCCACCGAAGAACTTGCCCACGCCGCTGAACAGTTCGCCCAGCCAATTGCTCCCACCACCTCCGCCTCCGGTGAGGGACAGCCCAGAATTCCCGGAAAGGCCGATCTGGGCGAGATAGTCCGCGTCGCCGCTGACCTTTCCAGTCCCGCCCGTGTTCAGGGCATCGCTCATCAACTTGGCAAGAGGGCCGGTGATCTGCGTCCGAACGACCAAGCGCGCGACGTCAGAGAGGATCGAATCGATCAGGCTTTTGAAGTCCAGCTTGCCAGTCTTCGCAAATTGGACCAGCGCGTCCTCCATGCCGCCGAATGCGTTCTTTACCGCGTCCTCGGTCTGCTTGAAGACGTTGGCCGCCTCGTCGGCGTAGTTGCGCGCGCCTTCCGAGGCGCCCAGGTTGAAGGCCTTCTGCCGGGCGTCCAGCTCGGCGTAGTAGTCGCGGTAGCTGGCGATCGATTTCTTCTGGAACTCGTCGATCAAAGCCAGTTCGCGCTTGTAGTCATCCTCGCGACCGGCGAACTTGCCGTTGCGGCGATCGCGCTCCAGGTCCTGGCGCTTCTGCTCGTAGGTCTGCTCGATCTGGTTGAGCGCCGAGTTCAGGTCGCGCTGCTTGGTGCCCTGCCCCATGCCCGCCAGCTCGATCGCACGGGCCCGGTTGGTGACATCGAGGAACGACTGAGCCGCTGCGCGTGCATCCTCCATCGAGGTCGTCAGCTTCTTGGTCGAGGCCTCGGCTTCGATGTTCAGCGTGGTCAGCTGCGTGGCGGTCTCAGCGCGGCTCTTGCGCAGCTCGGCTTCGGCGTCGTTCAGCTTGCGCTGGTTGTCGATCGCATCCTTGCCCGTCAGCGTGGCCTGCTCGCGCTTCAGCCGGTCAATGCTCGCCTGCAGGCCGGCGTCCTCGACCTCGCCCGTCGCGATGATGATGTCGCGCTTCTTCTGGTAGTACTCGGCATCGCTGATCAGGCTGGCCCCTCGCTTCGCCTGCAGGATCTTCTCGTCGTTGTCGAAGGCCGTGGCGAGCAACGCCGTGTTCTTCTTCATGTCTTCGAGGTCTTGCGCCAGCTGGGCCTTGGCCTCCTGCGCGGCACTGTTGTCCTTGTGGCCTTTCGTCCCCTTCGGCTCCTTGAACTCGCCCACCGTCGGCTTCGGCGGCTCACGCAGGAACCGGCGCGATACGGCGTCCGAGGTGTCGCCAACATCGGCTAGTGCATCGCGCTGCTGCAGAGCCTTCAGGTAGGTGTACTGCTTACGGCTGTTGGCCAGCGCTTCGTCGATCGCCCGGGTATCCGAGCCGGCGCGCTGGTAACGGGCACGGTCGCCCTCCAGACCTTCGATTTCCGAACGCAGAGCCTTCAGGTTGCCGGCCTGGTCGCGGAATGGGTTGATGGTGCCGAACGTCAGCAACGCATCGAGGAAGCTGCCAGCGACCTTGCGGCCGATGGTGAACTCCTCGATCACGCGCGAGATACCCGGCAGCAGGTCGGACAGCAGCGCCCGCTTAGCGTCGAGGGAACTCTTTTGCAGGTCGAACAGCTGCTTGTTGAAGCGCTCCGCAGCGGCCGTCTGCTCGTCTGTGACAGTGCCCACCAGCTTCGTCTTCTCCGCCAGGTCATTCAGAAATGGCGCTGCCTCCTTGATCGACTTGCCGAACAGCTCCTGGACGAGCCGGGCCTTGTTGCCGTCGTCGGCGTAGCCAGACAGGGCGACGGCGGTCTGGCGCAGCGCCTCGGCCGGGTCGAGCTTCTTCAGCTCCGCGGCATCGAGCCCGATGGCTTGCAGCGCCTGCGAGACACCGTTCTTGCCGTCAGCCTCCTTCAGCGCGCTGTTGAACTTGACCAGGATGCCGGACACGTTCTCCAACGTAGTGCCGGTGCGCAGCGCGACATCTTCCAGCGCGCTGATGTTCTCGATGCTGGCGCCGGTGGCGTCCTTCACGTCGTTCAGCGCGTCCAAACCGTCGATGACGTTCCTGGCCATGGCCAGCGCAGCGACGCCGGCCGCGCTGAGCGCGAGGCCGATGGCGGCGCCGGCCTTGGTCACGGCAGCGTCGATCTCCTTCGCACGCTTCTCGGCCAGCTTGGCGGACCGGTTCATATCCGTCTCGAACGAACCGGTGCGCGCCAGCAGATCGACGGTGATGGTGCCGATGCTCATTCGGATTTCCTCGGGGGTGGCCGGATCCTGGCGGCCTTGAACAGGTCAAGGTCCGCGGAGGTGTAGCCGTCGGTCTGCGGTGGCTGCAGGAACTCGAGAAGGTCCTCGAAAGGCTGCCCCGCCATGCTGTGGGCGATCAGGGCCGCTGGCCGGTGGTATCGGTGCTGGTCGTCGAAGGGGTTGTTTCGGTAGAACGCGACCCATCGCTCGAACTCGCCGAGGGAGATGGCGTCTTTCCACTCTGCGACAGATCGGCCTCCGAGGGCGAGGGCGAGGACGTGCCAGAACCACTCCTCACCTCCGGAGGCGATGCTTCCCCCTTGGTGCCGATGCCTCCCAGCGAGAGGACCACATCGAAGAGGTGGCTGCTCACGTTCGGCTTCATGTTCATCGCCTCTTCGACGGTGACAGCTGGCGAGCCGTCGGCTTCGCACATGCTGGCCGCGATCATCCGGGAGATGCTGGCAGCCCGCACGTCTTCATCCTTCGAGGCTTCAGCGATCTGGAACTTGCGATAGTCCGCCACCGGCAGCTCGCGGAAGTGCAGCTCATGCTTGGACCCGTCGGCGAGTTCGACGGTGCGCTTATGGATCTCCGTCGAAACGAAGAAGGCGGCGTACTTGCTCATGCCGTCAGCAGATCCCAGGTCACCGGGCCGCTGCGCTGCAGCGTGATCGTGCCCTTCCAGATGTCCTTCGCGCCGATGTCGATCGCAACGTCGGCTACGTAGGCATTGAAGACCGCAGAGACACGGCCGACCACGGGCTGCATGACCGAGGCCACGGCCGTCGGCGCCGTGGCCGCATTGGAGCTGTAGATGCCCCAGGACACGGTTTCGCCGGAGGCCTTCAGCCCCATCAGCGCCTCGTGGCTGATCTCGGACTTATGCAGGTTGAACGGGATCGTCACCTGGCCGGGCGTGCCCAGGCCGCCGACGAACTCCTCGTCCTCGGTGTCGTCGAGGCAGGTCACATCGATCTGGCCGCGGGCGCCGCCCAGACCGCTGATGCCCGTGGGGCAGACGATCTTCTGCACGGCGGTGGGGCCGGATGCGTAGTAGAGCTCGGTGCCTTGGCTCTTGATGACAGGCTTGGTGGTTGCCATGGTTTTGCCTTTCGCAAAAAGAAAGGCCGCTCAAGGCGGCCGGTCGTTGAGAAACGAGGTGCGCTATTCGCGCGAGAGGATGAAATCGAAGGCGAAGCCCATGCGATAGCGCTTCGTCTCCAGGTTGCGGTCGTCGGCGAAGTAACCCACGCAGTAGGCCTCCACCTCCAGGGCAGCGCGCACGGCCTTGGCCAGCTGCTCGATCTCGGCGTCGTCGTCGGACCAGCAATCGACGTGCACGCGGAAGGTGTCCGCGTCGGCGCCGTCGAATGTGTTCTCCACGTCGCCGGCCGGTGCGCTCCAGGTGACATAGGGGCGCACGACACCCTGCGGCGCGTCGCCGTGGCGGTACACCCGCACCGGGTCGGTAACCGGGTCCGTGCCGGCGCCGATCAGCGCGGTGACGGCCGGAGATGCCTTCAGCAGGTGCTGGATCTTCGGCAGCATTACTTCTTCGCCCCCTGCTCTGCCTTGCGGATCGCCTTCTGCACACCCTTGCCCATCTCATCGACCACGGTGATCAGCGCTGCTTCGCGCTTGTTCATGTAGGCCGGCGTCATCCAGGGCTCGGCGGGCTGGTCCTCGGTGCCGTATTCCAGATACCGCCCCGTCATCACGGCCGTCAGCGGCTTGCCGCCCTTCTTGTTGACGCGGCCGCCCGGGTACTTCCGGCCGCGGGCAATCACCACGCGGTAGCGCTCGGCGGCGCCGCTGCGCTGCGGATTCGGATCGCGGCGCACCACGACGGCCTTTTCGAGCGTCTGGGTGCTGGTGTAGCCCTCGGCTACGGTGTTGCGCGTGACGGCGCGGATGTTGGCCTGCGCCTGCTTCTGGATCACGACGCCGCCCTTGCGCAGCGCCGGGGCGACGACGCCGCCGCGCTTGCTGACGATCTCGGCCGGGAGCTTCTTCATCTGGTCGAGCAGTCCGTCGAGGCCCTTCATGGTGCGGGTGTCAGCCATTAGAACCTCCGGTCTCGACCGCCAGGTCGATGAACTCGCCGCCCTGCTCGTCGAGCAGGACCGCGGTGATGTTGAAGAAGGTTTCCTTGCCGCCCTTCGTGCGCACGACGCGCCAGGTGTCCGCCACGTCGTGTCGCGCGCGGATGCGGATCGATGCCTTGGCGATGCTGGTGGGCGTGGCCGCTTTGATCGTCTCTGTTCCGTTGAGGTAGCGGATGTTTGCCCAGACCTTGGCGACCTCCACCCAGGTCTCCATCTGCGCTTCGGTGGTCTGGTCCTGCGCGATCACCTTGCGCTGCAGCGACACCCGGTGGTTGAGGGTTCCGGCTTCGAGCGTCATGCCAGCGCCGGGGTCCGCAGGTTGTACAGGAGCGCGGTGACCGGCCGCGGCAGGTAGCCGGTCTCGTACTCGTGGTTCTTGTCGTTGTCGCGGTCCTTGTACAAGTAGCCGACCATCAACAGGACGGCCGCCTGAACCGGATACATCACCTGATCCGTATAGACCGGCTTGCCGTCACCATCGAGCACCTGCTTTCCGCTGCTGTCCAGCTCGGGCTCTAAGTGGTTGGCACCCTTGAGGTAGTTGAGCACCGCGCCAGAGGCGGCGTGGATCTTCAGCGTCAGATCCGCGTCGTCATCGTTGCCGTCACGGCGCAGGTGTTCGGACGCCTGATCCAAGGTCACGAGCATGGTCACAGCTGCACCGCCTTCCCAGCGTCGCGGCCGCGCTTCACCGCCAGGCGCCAACCATTGCAACCCGGCTCGCCGGGCTTGCCGATGGGTGCATCCTTCTGTGCGATGAAGAACGAGCCTCCCCAGGTTACGCCGTCGCCAGCCTCGTAGGCCTCCTCCGCGCGGAAGACGCCCTTGTCCACCAGCGCGGCCACCTTGATCGACTTCGACACCTCGGCGCCGCTCGACGTGCGCGCAACCAGCGTGAACTCGCGCCCGCCGGGCTGATCAATACGCAGCTCGGCGATGCCTTCGACGACGCACTCCCAGCCATGCAGGCCTTTCGTGGCCTCGAACGCCCGCCACATCCCGCCTGCATGCCGTGCATAGGTGCCGCGCGCGTAAGACTTCGCGAGATCGATTTCGGGCAGGAGTTCTATCTGCAGCGCATCTCTGCCGGCTTGGCCGTCTTGGGCGGGGGGAATCGCAGCAACCGCAGCTGCAACCGCCTCGTCAATCATCTTCTTGACCTCTTCGACCGGCACGCTTTCGCCGTCCTTGGGTGCAGGGATCGCAGCAACAGCCCGTGCGACTTCATCCGTCACCATGGGTGCCAACTCTTCTGCCGTCACGCTCCTGCCGGGCTCGCCATCCTTGGGATGCGGGATTGCAGAGAACGATTTCTCGACCTCTTCCTCCACCATTCGGCGCACTTGCTCCACTGGAACACTGCTTTCCTCCTTCGGCGCAGGAATCAGAGCAACGGCTTTCGCGACGACATCGGAAACCAGCGGCTCCAGGTCGGCCGCCGTCACGCTTGCACCGTCCGCCCCATCCTTTGCAGGAGGGAGCGCAGCCACAGCATCAGCCACCATCCGCTCCACTTCTTCCGCCGGAAAGTCTTTACCGTCTTTGGCGGGCGGCAGTGCATCGACGGTCTTCTTGACGGTCTGCTCGATGTGGAGCACCAGCGACTCCGGCACACCCTTGATCACCGAATCGAGGTCATCCAACCGTCTTGCCAAGGGCGCTACCGCAGCTTTCACGGACTGGATCACGATGTCGGCCAAGGCTTTCAGATCGGCTCGCATGCCAGCTCCTTTGCGATGTAGTCGGCCAGCTCGCGCTGCTCCTCGTCCGTGATGTCGCCATCGTCCGCGAGAGATGGCGAATCGGATGCTGCAGGCGCGGGAGGCGCCGGCGGTGCGATCTTGTTCAGCCGAACCTGGTCCAGCGGGAAGTCCTGCTGTTGCATGTAGACCGTATCGCCACCGGTCAACGGGGGCAGATTGAAACCACGGCGACCCTCGTTCGGCGTCTTCAGGCCTCCGCCCACCAGCTTCACAGCAACATCGGCTTGCGTCGCCGGATCCATACGCAGCAGGTTGTCCAGATCAAGCTCCGTGCGGTACTTGTCGGGCAAGCTCAGGCCATCGTCCAGCGCAGCCTCCATTTCCTCGATCAGCGAGTGGAGCGCGTCGTTGAAGTAGATCTGGTTCAGGTCGCCGACCTTCTGGCCCGCCGGTAGCTGCCCCCCGACTTTGAACAGCGGGACGTGGAATACCTGCGCCACCATCTCGGCAGTCAGGCCCAGTTGTTCCTTCATTTGCGCATCCACCGCAGTCATGCGAATGGCCTCGTAGCGCAGGCCATCGCCGACCACCGCGACCTTGCCGGCGTTCGGACCCGTGAAGTTGTTGTTCCAGTACTCCTTCAGCTCCTTCGCCGTCGGGTCGGAGATCGCGCCAGGCGCAACCAATAGGCCGCTGGGCTTCGCACCCTGCTTGAAGAAGCGCTGCGAGTCCCGCAGCATTTCCAGGCCGCTCGACGCCGGCAGCATGGCCGCATAGAGCGGGCCAACGCCTATCAGCGGGTGGAAAAGGCAGTTCATCCGGTCGTGGATGATCTCGGAGGCAGGCACATAGATAGTCGCCTCCTGCAGGCCGGAGAGGTTGTCCTTGGACAACTGGTAGAAGATCGACCCGTCCGGCGAGATCATCGGCATCACCAGAGCTGGATCGAGGATGTAGAGCGCGACCACGATGCCCCGGCCATCCCGGACCTTCAGCACGTAGGAGTTGCCCCAGATCAGCTTTGAGATGACCCACCACTGCTTGAACTGAATCTGGTTCTGATAATGGTTCGGTCGGCGCAAGACGGGCGAGTAGGCGGCGCTGGTTGTCTCAGTCCAGATGCCGTTTTCGCCCCGCTCCATCA